TTAAGTCCTCCAGAGGGGTTTTGATATTTTTTAGCTACCATTATTTTTTCTTAACTGTCATAGCAGCTCTTCGAAAATTAGCAGCAGTGGGTGCACCTTTAGCACCTTTCTTTCTCATCTTACCGCCACGTTTTCTTTTAGCATGTATGTTAGCGTATAGTCCTTTTCTCATTATGCTATTGTTTTTTTATTTTTTTTATTTTTTTTTCTAGATCTTAACATAGCAAAATCTTCACCTGTTAATTTTCCATCTTTATTGACATCAAGTTTTTTTCTTTTACCCATAACTCGTTTGCCATTTTTACCGTTCTTACCATTTTTATTTTTCATCATTCCTGGCATTAGCTGTACCTCCTGTATTTAGCTGTTTTTTTTGCAATCCCTTTCGGTTGCTTCACAAACTGTTTGCCCTTTTTTGTTCCTCTTCGCTTTGCTCTTGTCGTTGCCGCATACTCCGCAGACGATAGAGCTTTGATAGCCTTCTCTGGTAAATATCTTTCCCCAGTCTCCGAAGACTTCTTCCCAGATTTGGTTCTCCATTTTTGTTTGCTCCATGCTTTTAAACTCCTTTGACTTTTTGCAAGTGCCATTATTTTTTTCTCCCCTTTCTTATAGATTCTTTTCCCTTCTTAAATATAGATGCCACCTGTGTTTTGCCCATAACTTTAGCTCTTTGTTCGCCTACAGTTAATATTTGTATTTTCCTTGCAAATGGTTTAGATATTTTCTTAACTTTTGCAACAGTCTTACGAGCATCAGCAGGAGTCGCAAACTTAATTCCAACAGTATCTTTAGGATTCTCATCTGTATAAAGTCTCCTACCAGATCCTTTTGGTTTTTTGCCCGTACCTACTTTAGGATCTCTTTTTTTTGCCATAAGATTTCATTTCTTTAATATGTTTTTCAATAACTTTACTCTGTTTCTTATGTAAAGCAGATGCTTTCTTTAATGCTTTAGCAACTTTTTTTATTTTCTTAACCATGTTTTATATTTATCCCTCCAATAGTTTTTTCTTTCAAGTAATCTAATTTTATATTCTAAGTTATTTATACCTAAAATTTTTTTTA